TTGACTGATCTTGAACAGTGATTCTATTTATAAATGGATAAACTCAAAGATGTACCTCAAGAATCCCAAACAAATCTTCTCCAAGAAGACAAAACAGAGTATCAAGTATTGAAATCACAATGTAACTGGGTTATGACATCAGGAAAGCTAGATGGTCAACTATGTGATAAAGGTGCTTTTGAAAAAGCATATGATGGAAAGAAGTATTGTTCTGCTCATCTAATTACCATGGCTAGAAAAGAAGCAAAAGAGAATCCTCAACTAGAAAAAGGTCAAGAGGTGACAGTTACAATTAAAGCATCTGAACCGGAAAATCCCTACAATGTGACTATGATTCCTTTAGATAGGTTTCCACCACAAATAGATGTTCCACTCAAGAAAAAGAAGAAGGTTGAGTTCGCACCTTTACCTGAACCAGAACTCAATAAAGAAGATGAGAATATAGAACAAGAAGTTAGAGATATGATTAATATTTCTAAGGGTAAAATTAGTGATGATAACAACGATAGAATCTTGAAAATAATCGAGAATCTAATGGCAACGATGGCCAACTTAACTGAATTATTAAGAAAATAGATGTGTAATTTAAACCATGTCAGTCAGACCAGAAATATTGGCCCTATTGAAAAAATCATCTGGAGGTGATGGATTAGTTGGTGGAGGACTCGTGGGTGGAGGTCTTGTAGGTGGAGCTGTTATTGGTGGTGATGGTATGAAAGCAGGAAAACTACCTAAAGATCTTAGAAGAGCGCTTGGGAAAGTTAATCCTGAATATAAAAAAAGAAGAAAGGAAGCTAGAAGCAGATATAAAGCAGCAATAGAAGGTGGAAAACTACCTTCTCCACCAGCAGCTAATAGCGCTAAAGCCAAGGCTAGAGGTCAAGCTGCTGCAGCTACTAGAAAAGAAAATACAAAAATAGCAAAACAAATGACTGTAGAAATGATGACTCCCAAAATGACTCCTCAACAGGTAGCTATTCTTTATAAGGCTAACAAAGAAGCTGCACAAAAAGCTCATAGAAAAGAGAAGAGATTGGAAGCTAAAGCTAAGAAAGCTGCTTCAGGTGCAGGTATGAAATCGAAAGTTGAAACTATGTATGCTAATGATGATGATTCAGAATCAGACTGAATTATTACCTCCTAAAATCGAATATAGGATAAACGTATTATCCTATATTAAATGGCGTTTACATTTAAAGATAACGGAACTCACCCTATAGCAATTATTTCTCAAGGAAAAAGGAAAAAATTTGTTTATTTAGAAAAAGAAGGTAGGAAGAAAGAGAAAACTGATTCTGAAACTTCAGTTGTAGATCAGAAGGATTTGGATCCCAAAACAATAAAGTATATTACAGATTGTTTATCTAAGGGAACAACAATACGTGATATGTATTACACTCTCCTTGATTCTGATCCTACATGCGAAAAAGGATCTTCTGATTCATTTACATTTCTCAACTTAGGACCTGATGAATCTATCTTTCCTATTCCTTCTGATGAACCAGAAAGATATTTTATTGTAGGAGAATCAGGATGTGGAAAGAGTACAATTTGTGTTAAACTAGCCTTAGCATATCATAAGATGTTTCCTAAGAACAATATTTGGACTTTTCTTAGACAAGATGATGAAGCATATGATAAAATACCCTCCAGACAAGAAGTTCTTCTTGGAGATGAAACATCAGATGATAAACAGCAAGAAGAAGATACAGCTGCTCTTCTAAATGGTGAATTTAAACTCAAAGACTTTGAGAATAGTTTAGTTATATTTGATGATATGGATAACATTCAAAGTAAAAAGGTTTGCTCTGCGATACATAAATTAATGGGGGACTGTGCTGCTAATGGAAGAAAAAAGTCTATTTATGTAATTTACGTCTCTCACATAATTAAAAATAGAGAACAAACTAAAGTGATAACTAATGAAGCTAGTAAAGTATTTCTCTTCCCAGGATGTGGTGCAAAACAGATGGAAACTTTCCTTAAAGAACATGCCCATCTTCCAGATAAGGAGTGTCAATCTCTAGCAAAAATGGATTCAAGATGGGTTATGATATGTAGAAAATTACCTCGATATATTATGTCTGAAACTGGACTGATGATGCTTTGAGCTAAATGAAATACAATAATTTATTTATTGTATTCTAAATGAATCTTCAAGATTTAGGCTCTGGGACCCCATCTACAAAGAAATGGTTGAATATAAAATGTAACACTATAGAAGCTAAAACAATAACTGCAGACTCATTTGTGGGACCCATAGATGTCTCTATTTTAACATTAGATGAGACAAAAGGAGTTCCTAATCCTCCACCTGGTAAGTTGAATCTCTTTGCTGACATGGATGGCAGTATTAACACAACAGATTCTGCTGGTATGACAAACTATTATGTTTCAAATCCAATTCCTGTAAGCAGTTATGCTGTTATTCCACAATTTGACAATGTAGATGGTAATCAAGTCATTGATTCTGGAATTAATGTTGCTTTAGTAAAAAGCTCTTTGAATAACGCTTCATCTTTAGCTCCTGCTGGTCTAAGAGATCTCTGGCAGTTGGGAGATTTAAGTGTTAATGGTTCAGGAAATTCTATGACATATGCACCACAAATAGATACTTTAATGAGTTATGGTATTCAAAGTGGTCAAATTAGTTATTCCTTGAATGGTGGTAGAACTTTGGTCTTATCGACATTAACTCCTCCAGCATCTGGTACTGAGCCTTTCGTTGTAGGATGGAACGGTATTTATTTTGTAGCATTTAGCTACGATTTAACTGATCAAGTATATACTTCACCAGATGGAATTACTTTTACAGGACAAGGAGTACCACCTGCAGGTCTTAATGGATTTAACATTGTTTGGTTTTCCAAAGTAAGCTTGTGGGTTGTAAGTGCTTATATTCTATCCACTAATGGAGTTATGACTTCACCAGATGGAATTACTTGGACATTCCATCCCATGTTTGATAATGGAGTAGAAATACCTTTCCTTCAAGCCAACAATGATATTGTTGTGGCATCTAATGGAGGTTCCTCTCCACAATTCGTATGGAGTACTGATGGAATAAATTACCAATATACTACAGGAGTAACAAGTGGAACTGGTCAGGTAGCCATCATTTATTCACCTGAAAGACATGAGTTTTATGTTCCTGGAAATCCTGGTTTCTACAGTTCTGATGGTAAAACATGGACACAAGCTTTAGGAACATTTGCTGCTGATAATCCATTCATAGGAGTATGGGCTAGTAATGGAATTAATGGATATTATATGGCATCAACTGATAAAGCAGGAAATTACAGTTTATGGTACACACCAGATCCTAATATTTCATTTGTTAATAGTCAGTTAGATGGTACCACAATCTTAGATGATACCACATATAACTGCGTTGTATTTAGAACTGTAAACTCCAGCTTCATTGTGGGCTTATATAATGAAACCAACCAATTAGCTTATTCTTCTCCTCAACCCTACGCTATCAAATCTGTATCTGATCAAATTAGAGTAAGAGGATTTCCTGTTAATGTAGGAGTTTATTCTACATATGGTCCTACAACAGTGAATAATACAGCTGTAGAGACAAATATTTCTACTAATGTTAGTTCTGTAGGCACATTATCATTCCAAGCAGCTCAACCCTTAGGAATGATTATTAATGGAGGAATATCATATACTTCTACTTCTAATGCTGGTGATACAATTACATTCAGGATATATTGCAATGGTGTTGAACTAATATCTCAAGAAGTTACCATTGGAGCTTTAGCAGTTAGTGAACCTGATTGGATATCATTCACAGGAGTCGTTAATCCAGGTGCTATCTCTATGCACATGTCTCAATATTCGACTGGAGAACAAACAATCTTGACTCCAGCATATAACAATATAATACAGAATACATTCTCAGTGACAGCTCAGTGGGGTGCTAATTTAAGTCAACTGTCAGTGAATCAGTTATATATCACAGCTGATTTCCCTAATGGACCTTAAAGTAAATGATAATACAATAACACAATTATTGTATTTAAATGCAAGAGGGCGGAAGAATTAAGACCAAGATGATATCCGTTAAACATAGAATATCTAAAGATCATAAGGATTACAAAGAGGGAGTTAGAGGTCCTCAATTTATAACTTATCTATATAGTCCTGAAGAATATGAAGATTATTACAATAAATATGTAAAACCTGGGGAAGAGATAAGAAAAGCAGTTAGTGAAGCAAGAGATAGAATTGTAGCTGAAATAGTTGAAGCAAGATTAGCTAAAAGAGAACTAGAGGAAGCCAGAGATATAGTGTTTAGAATAATTAAAGAAGAGAAAGCAATAGCATCTTATATAATTAAAAATTTAAAATCTAATCCTAAATACAAAGATGCTTCCATAGATGATAAAGTATCTTGGATAGAAAAAGAGCTCATAAGTGAATCAAAAAGACGATCAGCTATAAATAAATTATTTGATGGTAAAGGCTTTCTATATAAGAAAGAGAAGAAAAAGAAACCTAAGAAAGAAGAAATATCAATTGAAGTAGAGGAAGAAGAGAAACCGAAGACTAAAGTCGAAAAGAAGAAGGAAAGGCCTACTCTAGTAGTATCTCAACAAGAAGAGGAATCTAAACATGAAACAGAGGAAGGTATTTCTTCATTAGGAAAAGTAGATATACCTAATTTTATAAAAGCAAGAAAGAAGCTTAAGAAAGAAATGAAGAAAGAATATGAAGCATTTCTTAAACACTTTGAGGATCAAGAGAAGTCAGCCAAAGAAAGAGGGAAAGTTATCTCTAAGAAAGGAAAAGCTGAATTTGAGAAAGATAAACAAGAATATTTAGATAAGATGCAGAGATTTGATGATGAAACAAGAGAAGCAATAGATGCAGCTTCAAATTACAAAGTGGCAAAATCCAATTCTGTTTAATGAATTTGCATTTACTATTTGTGCAAATAGTAAAGAATGAATCTTCAAGATTTAAACTCTGGGACTCCGAGTACAAAACAATGGTTGAATCCTGTGGTTGGATCCATGACTAGTGGAATAACACGTAATAATTTTGAAGTTTTAGAACAGCTTCCATCTTCTACCACTGGATCTCCTCCCCTTACTTTAACTACATTTCAATTTCCTTCATCTGTATGTGTCATGATTGGAACAGGAAATGTTATTTGTCCTACAAGTGCTGCAATAGATGCTGCCTTAGATATCAAAGATGACGGACATTTAATTTGGTTAGATGTTATTAATAGGAATACTACTGGAACTCAAAATGTAATTGCGCCAGATGGAGGTGCAGCTCAACCAATTCCTAATGCAGCCGCGGGAGGAAAAAATGGATTCGCTAGACTCTATTTTACTAGAATAGGCGGAGTTTGGACGCCATTGAATAATTAATCATATCAAAATGAAATACAATAATTTATTTATTGTATTCTAAATGAATCTTCAAGATTTAAACTCTGGAACCCCAGCAACAAAACAATGGTTGAATCCTGTGGTTGGATCTCTCACTACAGGAGCTGTTTATGAATCCTCTACATATACTAATGTAACTGTTTCTCCTACTACTTTGACTCCATCTCAATATGTGGGAGCTATTATTCAGGCTACAAATGGAGAAGATATTACAATTAATACTCCAGCAGCTTCCGATTTCAAAACATATTTTGGTAATGAACTCACAACTGGATTCACATTCACGACTAATTTCTACAAGAATGCTGCTTTCAATGGAACTATTAACTTAGGAACTGGAGTTCTTACATATGGTGGAGCTAGCAGTATAGCAATGACAAGTGCTAATGGTCAAAATAATATTCAAATGATATATAGATATACTGGAACTTCTTGGGTTGTTTACTACATCAGAGGATCTTAAATGAAAATGTGTTTACTATTTTTTCAAATAGTAAACACATTTTCAAGATTTAAACTCTGGAACCCCAGCAACAAAACAATGGTTGAATCCTGTGGTTAGCACCCTTACCACTGGAGATATATTGACTACACCTCCTTCATCAGAAATAGATACTACACCTGTTACTCTAGCAGTATCTCAAGTAGTAGGAGGTTTGATTTGGATGCCTTCTGGATCTAACAATGCAGTTACTTTACCATCTGCTAGTGATTTCAAAACATATTTCGGTAATACATTGGTAGAAGGATTGACATTTAGTTGTGATTTTTATAGAAACAGTACTGCTACTACTACTTTTACTCTGGGAGCGAGTACATCTCTCATTGATAGAGGAAACACTACATTTACATTTGGTGCAACATCATCACCAGTGATAGCAGCATTAAAATTAACATATCAATATAGCCTTGGGGACTGGAGTATATATCAGTTCCCTAGAGTGTCATAATTGATATTTTTGGGATCTTTACGATCATTTTATGACCTTAGGGTCACCTACTGTCCAGTGATGGACATCTAGGGTTATATAGGATTCTGGGAACTCTTTTAGCTTGGTGTTGGACTCATATATGTATTATTACATATATGATAGAATATTTTAGACAGAAGAGCAAGCACCACACTCATTAATTATTCTAAATATCTGAGGAACTTTACTTAACGATTCATTATAGTATAAAGATGTCGTCAGCACAGACCCTAGTAAGGAAACAAGCTCCTAAGAAGAAAATTACTATGAGGATAAGAAGTAAACATGCTATAACACGAATACCTGATTTAATGAAGATTATATTCGATTACTTGACATATTCAGATAAACTCAAAGTATTTACTTTATTTGGGTGTAATAAACCAGAGAAACCTTTAATAACTCATTTTGATATTGGAGTTTATGAGTATGAGATAAATGATATATTTGAAAAGTCAGGTGAGTGTATGCGTTCTATGGCATTTAATAATGATGCTGAAGTGGAATCTTTCATTCTTATGTTGACTGAGAAAGCAGATAAATATACTTCTCTCACGGAAAGTAAGTTTATGACTTCAGGTGAAGAGATATATTGGGTTCCTTTTACTCGTATTGAAATATTCCAAAGTCAATTCGAATTCTTTGATAGAATATTACGCCATTCATATAAAGATATTTCATGTATAAGAAGAATATATTGGCAATGTCCTCTATGTATGAAATATAATTCTTATTGTAAAAGAGGTGATAATATGTTTTGTCAAGTATTAACTGAGATGATGAAACCTAGACTTACAGGTAAAGCATTATGTATGTGTTTATTTGGAGATATGAGAAGACATGTAGAAGTCTCATATCATAAAGAATCATTCGATAGAAAAAGGGATTATCAATGCATTCATAACATTGTTAATGCATATACAAAAACATGTCAAATAAGAGATGAAATAAAGAGAAATATAAGAAGAGAAAATAATTATTATGTATCAGAATCAGAACCTGAATCAGAATTATTCTGATCTTTATCTATGTAATCTATAGCGTTTTGTACTTGATCTTTCATTAGTTTAGCTTGAAAATTACATCTTTTGAATCCAGGAATCTGTCTCAAGTTAACATTAACAAACTCATTTATCTTATCATAATCTAAAAATGCTATTCCTGTAGTCCTGACCTGGAAATAACCATGTAAATGTATCCTATGAGATTTCTTTCCCTGTTCTACAGCATGATGCTCTCTTACTTTTAATAGTTTAGCTCCTTTCCTTCCATAAACAAATTGATTCGTATGGGAGATAACATATCTCCAAACTATTTCTAATGCTTGTCTCATAGAAGGAATATGAGTATTAGAGTTTATAGTTATAAACCAGGTGTTATTACATGGCTCATATGGATTCCTTCCAGGTTTAGGATCAGGTAACTTTTTTCTCACCATTTTTATATACAATTTGTATATAAAAATCTATTCATTTACTCAAGAAGTAATTGTTTTCTACTCATTACTGCTCCTCCTTTGTGCTTGCCATGCATTCCTCCTTTACCATAAGATTGAAGAACAGCTTCACCCACATGTCCTACAAGAGGAGGAAGTGCAGGTGCTACAGCTCTGAAAACACCAGGACCAGCCTTGATGAAAAATCTCTTGATATCATCCCAGAAGGAACCTCCCAACACGTTCTTAGATGGAACATGTGATATGGGATGCATTTCAGCTGTAGCTAGTACATCTGATTCCTTGATAACTCCAGATGAAAACTGGATTGTTCCATTATCGTTGAGCATGACTCCCTCTTCGCAGACAAGAACGTTAACAGATAACTGTTGACCAGTGTAATCTACACCTGAAACATTGGTAGCGTTAACTGTGATCTGCATTGTGTGTTTTCCTTCTTGTCCAGGTGCTTGTCCAGGAGGTAGTGGAACATCAAGTCCCATATTAATACACATGATAGATCCTACACCTGTAACCTTCTTTCCTCCAAATGCTGTAGGACATGTAGTTCCATTCCATTGATTCCAGGTGATATTGCATCCATTTTTCGAAGACATCTGATACAGGTCTTGAGGAGTGCAATCATTCAAGATGGAAGATACTGTATCATATCGAATGGCTATCTTGTCAATCCTAAATCCGAAAGTATCTGTTTGAGTCATATCCTGAAGAGAATCTGCTTTCTCAACCCAAACATAAATTCTCGATGGGTTACTATTCAGTTGAATAGTTTGAGAGTTCTGCTGAATGGAAGAGTTACTGCTTGGATAGCTAGGAACTCCAGGAACAGTCTGCTGGTAGTAAGTCGGATTCACCCAAGAATAATAAATCTTAGGGGGAAGGCTTTGAGCAATAGAAGGAGACAAGTAGTTCAAGAAAAGAGTTCCTGAAGTAATGTTCAGGTTTCCTTGAGTAATAGTTCCTGATTGACCAGCTATCTGAGCATGAGACCACATTGAACCAGCTGGTCCTGCAATAGGTGAATTTCCTCTTCCACCTAATAGAGCTGCCACATTGAAGTTTCTGATTCCTAACAAGCTGACAGGTTCATCATCCTTAGCCCATGCAAATGGTGATAGCCAAAATGGTTCAGTAATGTTGAACTGAACAGTAGCAGATGTAGGAGTGTTAGTAAGAACAGTTACTCCAGTGAAGGCTCCTCGAGGATCAATCTGATTATCACCATAATTACCTTGAGGATTCAAGTATGTACCATTCAAGTCAGCATAGCTGAAAGAATAATCAGGCATAGCTGGACTCATGCTGAGATCCACATTTTGGTCCTGATATGTTCTCTGAAATCTCTGAAAGATACGTGAATAAGCTCCTACGTTTTGCGTAATAGCATTATTATTCAATGTAACAGTGAAGCTCTGAAACAGTTGTGACATAGGAAGACATCTCAAAGAATCAAAGTTCTGAGTTCCTGTATCTACACCTGGTGCAGCAGCATAACCCTGACATTGAAGAAGAGGTTGCACTCCATCTACAGATGTTCCTGTGAAAGAAAGAACACCTGTTAAGTTAATATAACATCTTCTATTCACATATGTTTTTATATCAGGTACTGTGGCATTCCAATTCAGCTGAGTTACTGCACCTGGCGTTCCTTGAAGTGGAAACTGCCAGAAGTTTTGTCTATTACCAGACTTAAGCACTGCGAATTGCTTATTGTGTAGATTATTGATATCCAAACGAGGATCGATTGAGGACACAAATTCTAATCCTTCTCTTATCATTCCTTTAGAATGATCAGATAAATTCCATTATTTTCATTTTGGAAACTTCTTTTTCCTTCTGAACATTATCTTGATAGAAAAAGAGCCATCAGGAGGAAGATAAAGAGGTTTAGCTGCAAAATTGGCTCCTACATAATAAGCCTTGACATCTATTCCTGTCATAGGAAGTGTTCCTTGGAGATCGAAAAGACGATATTCAGCTGTGGGGAGATATACAAAACTTGAGTCACGAGGTTTTGCATCTTCTCTAATGAGAACATAATCAGTGATGACAGGAAGATTTCTTGCTCCAGTATTCACTGATTGATTAGGTGAAACAGAGAAAGGTACATATTCTGCAATGATAGGCATTAAGTTACTAGTAAACATAATAGATTGGACATCTGAGAATGAGCTCAGCTGAACATACTCTTGTGAAACATTCAATATGTTTCCTGCTAAAGTATTCAATGCAAATGGAAATCCAAATCTAGTATTCACTGCTGGAAGTAAAGGAGCATAATTTTTGATAGCAGTCTGTACATCAGTACCATTAGGTGATGGAGGTGGATTTCTAAAGTTAGCTGGTAGATTAAGTAAATCAGCTAACTGTGAATTAAAATAAACATAATTAGGTGTGGGATTTGAATCCAACCAACCGCTATCAACATACATAGAGATGAGATCTGAACCAGCATTAAGAGCAAAGAATGGAGGATATACTCCTGGTGCTCCTGGATTAGCACCCTTCATGGCTGTGAATGCTAAAGAAGCCGCCGTATTCAAATTATCCAAGAATACTCCAATATCAAAGACCCCATTTTGAGCCTCATAATCTGATACAACTACAAATTGTTGATAATCCAATCCTTTGTATTCTAAAGTGATAGAAAGATTAGTAGTCGTAGGACTAGCTGGATCAGGAATAACTGGAATAAAAAGAGGCCATGTGGAGTCTATAGTGAATCTTACTATAGAACCCTCATAATCTTCTGGAATATTGAGAATAGGAGTTTGACTTCTGTTTATAACTCTCGCCTCAACATTTGAATTTGTATTGTTTTGTAGGATCATATTGTAGTAAATGATGTCTGGATCTCCCATTTAAACTATGCCAAATGGAGAAAACATTATCAGATACCGAAATATCTCAATACATTCCGAATATTTATCTTTACGATGAACTTAAGAACTTGAGTCCAGAAGATGTAGTGAATCATTTGCCAATGGCAATATTGTATCAGGAAGAACCTCAATATGGTCATTGGACTTTGCTACACCAAACACCTGAAGGTTTAGAGTTTTTTGATCCATATGGAATAATCAGTGATGGAGAATTCGAACATTTAGATTGGCAACAGCCTCATTATTTATCTAAATTATTATATGATTTAGCCAATGAGTATCAGTTGAATTATAACCAATATAAATTCCAAAAAGCGAATGATGGAATCAACACATGTGGAAGATGGATTATATTAAGATCTTTAACTTCAAAATGGACTTTAGATGAATTCGCAGATGTAATATGCGATTTATGTTATGAAACAGGATTAACTCCTGACGAATTAGTAGTGAGTATGTTTACAGAATAAATTATTTTCACTATAATTAATTATAGTGAAAGGTTATTAGTCAACCCAATTAGTGATACAAACTGGAGGTTGATTTACCCATTCTTCATGTTGAATGCCTAATTTTTTTTCTATTCTTTCTAATCTCGATATTATTCCTCTAGTATCTTTGGCTAATTTATCAAGTGCTAAAGTAGAGATCTCAGAATATAAAACCACATCATCAGCCCTTGTTTTGGTTAATTGTTCCATCATTAACTTACAAGCCGAGAATCTAACTGTTTTCTCTCTGTTTCTCTTTTTGAAAGCTTGGAAATCAGCTTTGCAGTTCATACATAGAGATCTACAGCCTTTTTCAAAATCTTCAGCATCTTCATTATCACATAGCTTACATTTTGGAGATTTAAGTACCAAAGTTTTAGATTGAGTAGCGGGTTCAGGTTTTATTTTTCTAGGCTTACGCATGGGTTCAGGTGGTGAAGGACTTCTTTGTTTCATCTCTGGTGTGGGCATTTAGAATAGGTTATAATAAATTTTTATTTATCATAATTCAGATCGTTCTAGGATACAATGAGGAACGAAGGACGAAGGAAGGACGAATAACGAAGGAGTGTCTGGTGAGTTGTATTTTTAATTTTCTTTTTTAATAAAAAAATTTTTTTTCGTTCGTTCATTCCTTCTTTGTTTTATTTTTCTTGGACTTAACAACTAAAGTCTGAGTACTTTTCTTCACCGTTTCTACAGTAGTGGGAATCTCTTTTTCATTATCTAAAGAACCTTTCTCTTTGAGATAGAGATATTGATACAAAGAAATTCCATCTTCCAACATAATTTTTTCATACATTACTTCTGTAACTTCTACACAAACAGATCTAACTGGTATAACATGTTTATCTTGAACTTTACTAATGGTAAGATAAGGAACTTCATTACATCTATTATCAAAAGATCTTTTACTCCAAAATGTTCCATTTTTAGTTTCATTCCACCATAACTTATATCTTTGATATAAATCTTCTTTTGTAACATATATTGTACCATTTACATTTTTGATTAGAGAAGAAGAGATAGCATATTCACCTGTTTTAAATACTTGATCGAAGAACAATAGTCCAGCTGCTTTTGAGTTCTCAATTGCAAATGTTCTCTCTTTGGTTTCTATTATTTTCTTTGTAGAACATAAAGGCTTAGATTTAATACAATATGTAAAGAAAGCATTTGCTACTTTTTGATTGAAATTCTTCTTTATAAAATCATCAAAGTAGTTATCAGGTCTTATAACATCTGTAGTGTGAAAAAGATTAAATCTTCTAGCTCTACCTTCCAAATATAATCCTCCATCTTCAGTATTAGTTATATGAAGAAAATTAAGATAGTTATTTACTTCAATTCTATTCTTATGCATTTTTCTAATAGTAATAGTTCTACCTGTTATATATTGTTTTAATGTTTCCATATCTTTCTTACCAAGACCTGATTTCTCAAAAGAAGCTGATTCATCTACTAGAACTAATAGTTTTCCTTCTAATATTCCATTAAACTCTTCAGTAAGCTTATCTAAACCAGATACTATTGCCATTAGTTCTATACCAAAGACAAAAGGTTGTAAAAAAGATTCAAATAATAATCCTTTACCTACACCTTGAGGACCTATTATTGTAGGCATAGTTTCATTTTTAGCTTTTGGATTTCTAATTATATTAGCTATACACTCAAAGATATTATTGTATATTTCTTCATTTCCATTTGCTAATATTTCTTTAATATGATCAAGAATAGGTTGACAAATAGATTTAGCTTCTTCACATGTCATTTCTTCTTCATATTGAGCTTTGAATCCAGGAAAAACATTAAATACTTCATTATCTATTGTATGTTTCTCATGTTCATGAAAAGGTTCGCAAACAATATCAGAAGATGTAAGTCGAGTTTCAAGAAAAAGTAACTCAAATGGATTATGATATTGAATATCTTCATCTCCAACTTTAGTCATATATATTCCATCATAATCTCCACTGTAAATTCCTTTAGGTAAAATAGCTTTTTCTCTTAACTCTTTAGCATTTACTTTTAAAACGATATACATATTAGTTCCTATAATCTTTCTGCATACTTTCTGTAGTCTTGAGAAAACATATTCTTCCACTTGTGCATCTACTTCTTCTTTAGTTTCACCAGTGAATATTTGTCCATGAATATCCTTAATATAATTAGAAACATAGTATTTCTCTTTCAGTTTATATTGAGGCAATACTTCTCTAGGTAATGCAAGTTTTTCTTTTATTTTTTTTATTATTGGATTTACTTTCTTTACATCTTTATCTTTATCTTTCTTTTTAGATGAAGTATTAGATTTCTTTTCATTAAGAACAAGTTTAGGTCTTAGAGAGATAATAGCTTTATTTTTTCTTAGAAATTCTTTTAATGGTTCTACTGTTTTTTCATCAATACCTAAATCTTCTGTTAATTCATCCCATGAAGTTTTAGTCGATATCTCTTTGCCTACTTCTATCATAACTTCTTCACATGTCTTCTTTTCTATTGATATTCTATCATATATCTCTTCGTTAGGAATATAACGAATAGTATATTTTCCTTCCTTAACATTACTCTCAGGATATAACTGTTTTAGGATTTGGGAGACTGTTTTTCGTTGTGGTGCAGACATTTAGAATAGGATAAACAGGAATTGCTTTTTCTCATTTAACAAGTCCTTATGTTATATTCTAGAGAAATAAACGAGGAATGAACGAACGAAAAAAATTTTTTTTAAAAAAGAAAATTAAAAATACAACTCACCAGACACTTATTCGTCCTTCCTTCCTCCTTTAGAATAATTAACGAACACAAAATTATTTTAATGATAACATTAAGGATGAATAGAAGATTTATCGTACTTACGACATTGATTTACATTAAATTTTCCAGAACAAAATAAAAGAAGATGAGTGAGATACAGAGTGTTTACTTTATGAGTGATATGTGGACTCCATCTCAAGCAAGAGGATGGTTAGCAAGAAATGGAATTAAACCAATAAAACCTGTTCATAGGAAGGGAAACCAATTGAGATATAGAATAAAAGATCCTTCTTTATACAGAGGTTTCGTCACTAAAGTAGTCGATGGAGGAATACATTTAGTTATTGGTATAAGATGAGAAATTGATATTTTAGAATAATTAATTATTCTAAATGATAACTTTTTTATCTCGTATTCAATTTGAAATGCAAACGATATGTGAAAGATGGTTTACTGCAGAATTCACTTCTAAGGAAGATAGAATCAAAGTTTCTAATATAATGCAATCTAAATACGCATATTATGAAGCAGAAACTAAAGATGGACATGTTGCATTAGAACATCCATATGTTTCTGATTTAGATTTATTCTACGGTAACATAATCACGATATGTAGAGAATTAAAGATAAGAATCACCTCTGTTTCTCAAGAATACATAATAGATATACTCTCTGATGATGAAGAGGAACATAAGAGTTCTCTTGAGAAAGAAAAACAAGAGAAAAGCGATCATGAGACACCTGATAGCCCATACAAAGAACATATTTTAGGACAATGTAAATGTGAAGAATGTATGGAATATTTCTCAGTAGTGAATCCAGGATTGACTGATCTTGAACAGTGATTCTATTTATAAATGGATAAACTCAAAGATGTACCTCAAGAATCCCAAACAAATCTTCTCCAAGAAGACAAAACAGA